GGTGCAACGAATCTTTGATCATGATGGTATTTCATCATTGGTAATACACTTGTACTTGCAGCACAGTGAAAACCGTAATACTCACCAATACCTTTAAGTTTAGTGAGTTCATCGTATGCTTCTTTAATTTGAGTACATCTATAAAGCAAACTATCAGCTAATCCAATTGTTTTGAAATTAGCAACCCATTCAATAACATCTGTAGTATGAAACTTTCGTTCAGGATCTGCATACTTTTCTCTACAGAAATTACGAGCTCCGCCTTGAATAGAAGTATGAAGTTCTGTTGTTCCCCATACTGGTTTTTTATTTACTTTAGTTTCATGCTCAACAGTATTACGAAGCCATTGAATATAATCTTGATCATTCTTTTCTACTCGATCAAAATCAACCCAACAATTAGTTGGATCATTAGAACCAGTTACAGTTTGATGTACTCCTCTAGCTCCATAAAAGTGTGAGATAATAGTATTGCCTAGAATATTAAAATCAGATATATTGGCGGTAGCAATATTCTGGCCAATATATCTCATTCGATCATCAAGTGTAATTGTTGGATGAAAATATTCTACATTTTTTGCAAGGCCATAGTCAACGTCACCTTTACGGTTTGTGTTGATATATTCTTCATCTAAATAGCCTTGGTTAATACAAGCTCTTTGATTGATTTTATAAAGAAACCAATTAAAATCGCTCATAATTTCTTTATTATAAGACCACCAATCATAATTATAAGCTTGCATTATTTCTCCACCAATCCATCATGATCAAGGTGTACGATTGTAAGATCTGGATGAACCTTTTTAATTTCAGCAATTTGAACGGGATCATCTTCAAAGTGTATATTAATTATATATATTTTTCTCAGAAGTGTCAATACCTGAGCTTTCCATTTACCACTTTCTTCTCTTGAGTATTTTGGATCATCTCTTGAGAGTGGATTATAGAAAACATGATTATCAATTCCTGCTTCGCCTAATTGGTGTTTTGTTTCCAGCATCTGCGAAATTGAACGACCAGTAATGATAATATCCCAAGGATGGGGCCGGACACCAGTCCGACCCTCTCCCATGTAGATTACACCATCAATATCAAATGTATTGATACTAAGCAACTTGCTTCTCCGTAACTGTAGTTAGAGTACGACTTGCAAGAGCATCACATTCAAGTTTTGCATCTTCAATCGTCATCTGTTCAGGCGGAGTCTTTTGGGTCCAGGCTGACGGCCCACGAAGAGATCCTACAATACCTAATTCAGATGCTACTTTCAGAAAACGAATGGCATCAATAACTACACCAGCTGAGTTTGGACTATCTTGAACAGATAGCTTACAATCAATCTCAACCGGAGCACCACCGAAACCATGTGCCAAAACCTTAACATAAGCGACTTTATTATCCTTAAGGTATGGTACAAAAGAAGATGGACCAGCATAGATACCATCTTTAGGCACTGGGATTCCACGAATATCATTTTGACAACGAATAACATTTTCTTTCGAAGTCTTTTTAGAAGCCAATCGAGATTGGTCCATCATATTCGCAAAATCAGTATTGCCACCAACATTAAGTTGTTGATGGAATTCAACAGAATGTCCTCTATTAAATAGAGTTTCCTGAAGAACTTGAGATAGAATAGAAGCGCCAAATTGTGACTTCATATCATCTCCAATAATTGGTAGACCTGCATCAACAAAACGCTTTTCCCACTTAGGATCAGACGCAATGAATACTGGAATACAATTTAGAAAAGCTACACCAGCCTGAAGAGCCGCATTAACATAAAATTCAGTGGCTTTCTGAGAACCAACTGGAAGATAGTTAATTACAAGATCAACATTTCGTTCTTGAAGAACACGGGTAACATCAACATGAGGCTCATCAGAAACTAAGAAGTTAACTTCGTCATGATAATTAGCCATATGACTTGCTACACCATCGAGTGGCATTCCCATTTGAACAATAACGTTTTCTTTGATATTAGTTTCAAATACACGTGTATTATTTGGCAATTCAAAAATAGCTTCTGAAATGGGTTTGCCAACTTTACGTTCATCAACATCAAACGCAGCCACAACGTCAATATCCATTGGGCTATAACCACCGATGTCCGCGTACATAACACCGGGAACCTCGATTTGATTACGATTACGATAATAGTTGATTCCTTGGATTAGTGAACTTGCGCAGTTGCCAAGACCAACAATAGCGACTTTGATTTTTTTAGACATAGTTACCTCTTTTATTTCAGTTTAAAGGCATTGACTGGGGGTACCAGAGTAGGCCTATTCAACTAACGGTTAAATTAAAAGCTATACTTCTTCTAATTCCATCACTTTTGTTTGGACGAACAGAATGATATAACCAAGATGGGAAGATAATAAGCTTACCTCTTTCAGGGGTATAATGCACATTTTCTTCCCGATTGCATCGACTCATGATGCTTTCAGTAAGTGGGTTATAGAAAACTATATTCCCACATTCTTCTGGTGTACTTACATAAAACACACCAGAAAGATCAGTATGAGGATGGATGTGGTTTTTATTTAAACCACCTTTACCATTCTCGTTAAACCACATCGAATTAATCGAAAGGTTAGTGATAGTATTTATACTTTGTTGAAGTTCAACAAGTACTGTTTCTTGTAAAAATTCATCTATATAATTACATGGATAACTAGTTATAATATCATCGCTTTGATAACAATTTACATTACTACGAATTGCACCATTATAATTATTTTCACGATATTTATTCATATATTCAATAAATTGTGCTTCAATTGTATCATCAAACTTGGTATCATAAAAATACCAAATTGGAGTACTAAACCAGTTCTCTATCATGATTTATAATCTCCACACCAGCTTCATTAAACATAAGTTTAGATATATTCCAATGCTCTTTCCATTTATCTGGCATATTATTTTGAGTATACGATGAACAAATATGAACAGTTTTTACTCCAACTTGAATAAGTCCCTTTGCACAATCACTACAAATTGGTAATCCATAAACATATAGAATGCTATTATTAAGTGAAACACCATTAAAAGTAGCATTATAGATACAATTCATTTCAGCATGAATTATATGTTTATATTTTTCTATTCTATTATTAAGTCGTTCTTCGGTATCAGCAATTCCTTTTGGAAACCCATTATATCCAGTTGCAAGAATACGTCTATCACGATCAACGACTACAGCTCCAACTTGAGTTGAAGGATCTTTAGACAAATTAGAAGTTAACTTAGCAACTTCAATAAAGTGTTTATGCCATTTATTTGACAAGATTAAAATGTCTTTCGTAAACATGCAAATTTTGAACTTGCCAATGAATATTACCAGGTGTTACTTCAACAAGATTATATGCAAGAGCATAGCAAAGACTATTAAGTACATGATTTTGCCAAGCAAAATCATTGCGATACCCGAAGATAACATCATTGGATCGCATTTGAACTACTGCATGTAACTTATCATCACGAATATAATAAGTAACAGCATTGGTGCAGATAAAGTCAGATTTGCCATTTTCATTGTATTCCATCCAGATCGAAGGACGAGTGTAGATCATTGATGCTCTACGACCATCTGGGCTTTCAGTCAATTCAGTAATTACTTGCTGATATTGGTTGAAGTACTTATCCGAGTAAATGAGATGACCATAGTTTGAATTGATTTCACCATGCTTGTTTGCAGCGTACAACCATGCGGCAGGAGGCTCACGCTCTTCGCCATAGATGTCCTTAATGTTAGTGGACCCTGATTGATACCATGCGAGTTCTTTTTCAATATATTCTGCATTTGGTTCACCAAAGATAGCTGGTTTATCAGCAATAAAAGAGGCACCAATCAATTCAATAGTCTTTTGACCAGTCCTGTCAATTGTGAAATTCTCATTTGCAAGTTCTTTAATGAAATGAGATCTAATATCACTTACATTCATTTCTTTTTCCTGTTAAACATATCGCGATTAGGGTCTTGACCTTCCATCTTACCACGCATATATGATACCATAAAACTGCAATAGTTAATCATATCTTTGTAAGTATCTTCAAGTGATTCAAAGTTTGGATCTTTACCAGACTCTAGAAGAGATGTAGCTCTTTGAACTTTGCCAAGAATAATATCATGGATAGTATCTACACCACGACGATAATGCATAGCTTGAACAATATTTGAATCAGGATTTTGATAATCTTGAGACTTTTTAATCTGCATTTCCATGCATTCTTTTAGAACTTTAAGGGACTCTTTTTCTTCAGCCACTATAATTCTCCATAATGATACAGTCATTAGCAAGTTCTGCTTTAACTGCGTTGAATCGATATCCATGAGTAGCATCTTCAAGATATTCATGGATCTTTTTATTATTTACAATAAACTTTGGCATTACTTTAAACTTAAACGCACCAATATGTTCCCAACCCATTACAATAGCAACATCGCAAAAAGATTGAGAACGTTTAATAGAATTAAGCTGTGACTCACTAATAAACCAATGTCCATTATGAGTAAAGTCATAATTCAATTTTGATGATTTAACTGAAACTTTTAAGCCTTCACAAACTTTATCAATTTGTCTTTCGGCATAATCTAAAGTATCTGCATCTTCGACAATATTAGAATTGTCTTTCATAATTGGATCTAATGCTTTTTCAGTAGCCAATCCAATTGCACTGTGAAAACGAACAGTCTTTTCATCACGATTACCGTTTTTACGTTGTTCAGTTTTCCAGTTATTTTCAGTAAACATTCTAAGTTCATCAGAATATTTAGCAGGAATATCAATAATTGTATTGATATCACGTATTTTTAAAAGTGTAGATGGTGTAAACATTATCACCTCAAATGTTGGGTTAACTTCATCTTATAATAGATTATATACTATTTTTGTACCAATGTAAACGATTATTTTCACAGTACTGGAATAATAATTAAATCACCATGATTACCCTCATGGCTTGGACTTTCCCAGCCAGCTGGCTTAATAAGATCTGGAAGTCCAAGTGGATTAGGTCTTTCAGCCTTTACACCAACTTCTTTATTCATATTTGCCTTAAGTACTTCATCCCATGCTGTATAAGCATCAACTTCAAAAGCATCCAAAGTACCAATTGCTACAACGCACAAATCAATAAGTCCATCAACAATTTCTTCTGGATCAAACGTACCGGATTCAGCAGCCCTTTTAGTTTCATCTAGTTCTTCTTGAAGAAAATTAATACGAAACTGCAAATACTCTGCAAGCTTTTCAGGATTGTTTTTAGCCCATTTATGCACGCCATACTTATCGTGCATTTCATTAATATCTTTTACCCAATCATTACTCATTATCTTTTACCCCATATTTTACGCCAAAGCCAAGCATCTAGATAAGCTATTTGCTTACTACAATATTTCATAGCCTTTGAATTCCAAAACCAATGATTATACATTTATAGTACTCCTTAATAATATAGTCATTATAACATAAGATCATATGATTGTAAACGGTTTTTTGCCCTTTTAATCATTTTCTTTTGTTTAGTAAGAGCCCTTCTTGCTTGATCAAGATGTATTGGGTTAGCTTTCTTCCACCATTTTACGCCATCTAAGATGTCCATTTGATGTTGTACAACCTTAGATGAAAACCCTTTAAGCTTAATAGTATCAGTTGTACCAAATTCATCGGTATATCTTACACGAATAAGATCAGGTCTTTTAACTTTAACCCACAATCCAGGATATGATAGACACGCTTCTTCAGCCATTATGACTTCGCCTTCAACATTAACAATAGTTGGATTAAACATTGCCAATCTTGCTTGATCATCAGTTTCACTTGCAGCAGCAAGAACAATTACTCGATAATTGCAATAATGAATTTGATTGCCAGATATACCTACACCTTTTGCGTCATACATGATTTTTGCAAGTTTGTCTGCAATAGCAGTAGGATCTCCAGATGTTTCAAAATCAAATGGTTCTGCTGATTCAAGAAGTTGTGGATGCAGATGATCTGTAATAAGAAAGTCTTTATAATTCATGGTAAACTCTATAATGTTTTCAAGATTTTCATTATCAATAGCTTCAGTATTGATACTGGTTGTAAAGTTGTCTATAATCTGTTTGTCCGGTGTGGTCATAAAAAACAATCCTTTCCATTAATCTACTAGGGTATTTGCCAAATTTTTTAGTAAGAGCGGCTGTTCTATCTCTTTCATAATCTTTAGTCATCTTTTTGCAATTACCAAAAATACCTGCTAAAATATGAACTCTTTCACAACCAGAATACTCAACAGTATGATTAATCATATTTTTAAGCATCCATATTCTATTTCTTTTAAGATCATTTTCAGTAACTGCTTTAAAACTATATAGCATATCAGGTGTATATATTCCTAAACCAATTCTTTCGCCTTGATATTCAACAATCCAATCTGAAATATAATTATATTCTTTTTCTTCTAGATATCGAGATAGCCAATGAAAAACTGCATATGCCTTCATTTCAGCTTTTGAAATTTCCATATCACCAATTTTAAGTTTGCCTTCGTACATAATCTCATATCCAAGAGGTGTATTACCAGCTTCAGGAAGACCTTCCCAAAAATCAAACTTTTTACCAGTTCTTAAGTAATCCCAAGCCATTTCAACTAAAAGTTCATGTGCTTCAATATCTCTACCAATGGCCCAGTCCCAAGGATCTCCACTCTCATATGATGGAACGGGTTTATAATCAGTAGATCTAATATGTTTTGCTAATTTGTTTTTAAACATTTAAGTACTCAAAGTTATCTGTAGTTTTATTTCTTTGTAATACAATAGCTCCATTTTTAGTATGAAACTTTTCAGCCATTTGTGTCTTTGGACTTAGTGTTACAAATCTTTGAACTTTAAATTCGTTTTTAAGCAACTTAGAAGTTTTAAAAATTATGTCTCTACCACAACCTTTATCATAACTCCAAACGGTATAGAATATAGCAGTAGTACCATATGTTCCTGGTGAACTATTTGTCATTTCAGTTAATTCCTCAACTGATGTTGGAACACCATCGCAATATCCAACACATATAATAGCACCAATATTTTTTTTCTCATTTTCAAGATAATATATTTCTCTATTATCTTCAATTCTATAATTATAAGATAGCTCTGGTCTTACTGGATCATCACTAATTTGTTTTGATAATGTTCCACCACATTTATATAAACTGTAGGTCATGATGACGCCTCTATTCGTGAAAAGTTTTTATGTTTGGCAAACCTAAAACTATTTGAAAATTTGTCTTGAAGTACTGCACCTTTATGACTAATTACAAAAACTCTGCTATCTTCTCCAAGTTCATTTACAAGTTTTAAGAATTCATCACAACCAGAATCATCAAGAGACGCATCAAAAACTTCATCCATGATTAACAAATTTGTATTTGTAGAATTTTTCATTCTTGCAATAGCTCTCCAAGTAAAAAGCAATGCTAAATCAATTCTCATTTTTTCACCTTCACTAAAAGAAGCATAAGTGAATTCATCTCTATGTCTGGATCTAATGATTTCATTAAATTCTTCATCTAATTCAAACTGTACAAAAAATTCTAAAGAACTTAAGTACTTATTAACTAGTTGATTAATAATTGGTACATATTGTCGAATAATTGCTGTTTTGATACCTTTGTCTCTTAAAAGAGAATACGCAGTTTCAAATATAGTTCTTCGTTCAATAAGTTCTTTATGTGATTTTTCTGTAATTTTTAAATTATTTTTAAGTTCTGATAGTTGTGACTTTTCTTTGTCTTCACTTATACTATCTTTTTCTAAATCAATAATTTCAGCATTTACACGTTGGATATATTGCAATTGTTGTTGGATTGAGGATGTATGTTCAATTTTTTTAGTTATCTTTTCATCTTTTTTGTTTAACTTATCAGCAACATCATTTAATGATTTAGTAACTTTAGAAAATTCATCGTTCAAAGAAGTAAGAGCATCTTTAATATCATTTACTTTTTTATTTGCTTCGTCTATATGATTGTGTTTATGTTCAACAGTAATATCTTGGAAACAAGTAGGACATGAATCGTTTTCAGTATAGAACTTAATTTTAGATAGACTATCTTTCTTTTTATCTTCAAGTTTAGATTCAAGAGCATCAATTTTTTGTAGTTTACTTTTTAAAGATGTTTCCTTTATATCATATTCACTAAGACTTAGAATATCTTGATCTAATTTATTAATAGCATTAGTTGATTTTTCAATAAACGTATTTGCTTTTTGAATTTCAACTAATAGTTTATCTTTACGATTTTTAGCGTTTCTTTTAAGCTCTTCTAAATGATTAGTATGAATTTTAATTTTTTCATGTAGAAGATTTAGTTGATATTTAACTCTGTCAATATTATCTTTATTGGATTGCATTCTCTCTTTCAATAAATCATTCATTGCAGAAAAGATTTTAATATCCAATAGATCTTCAATAATATCTCTTCTTTCACTTGCTCTTAATTGCATAAATGGAACAAATGAAGCATTTCCAAGAATTACAATTTGAGTAAAAGAATAGTAACTTAATTTTAAAATAGTTTCTTCTAAAACTTTTTGTTGATCTCTAACAGATGCAAGTTTATCCTGAACTTTACCATCAATAATGATTTCAAACTTTCCAGGACGAATACAACGTCGTACTAAATAGTGAGTTGAACCAATTCTGAATTCAACTTCAACTACAGTCTTTTTATTATTAACTGAGTTAATAAGTTGATCTTTTTTAATATTCCTAAAAGGTTTACCAAATAGACCAAAACACAATGCATCAAGAATAGTAGATTTTCCTGATCCATTATCACCAACAATAAGAGTAGTTGGATCTTTATTTAAATTAATTTCTGTCCAAGAATTGCCAGTAGACAATAGATTCATCCATCTGACTTTTTCAAATATGATCATTATTATATATCCAGATGTTGCGCTTCAGTATATAACGCTTGTAAAAGCTTACTTAGTTCAGTACGTGGTACATTAATATCTATATTATCTAGATACTTATTCATAATAGTCATTGTATCTTCAGCCTCATCAATTATTTCTTCTTCTTTTAATTGATCCATGTTTTTATTATCGTCAACAATAGAAACATTAGCTGGATTTGCTTTATATAATTTATCTAACATCAAATCAAACCAATAAGGATTGGTCTTTGAAGTGACGATTACTTTTACATAAGTATTTTCATAGATACTATAATCATCTAAAACAACATCTTTCTGGTTTTTACCATCATCGTCATACCAAATTTTATAAAACATAGAAAGAGGATTTTGGATAAAATCAATATTTCTTGTTTCGGTATCAAGAATATGAAAGCCTCTTGGATCTTGATAATCCGACCAAGTCATTTCATATGGTGCGCCTAGATAATTAATATTACCTTTTTGCGATTTATGATGATAGTGACCAGAGCAAACTAAGTCAAACTTTTCAAATGGTGTGGTATCATATCCATGAGTCTGCTTCATGCCTCTCATCATTTCAAATCCAACCAATTCAAGATGACCTAAACAAATTTGTGCTTTAGTGTCTCTTAAAAAAGTCAGTGTCTCATGTTCATTTTCTGAATTAATCCATGGAACAAGAGCAATAGGAATATCACCAACATTTATTTCTGTTGGTGACTCATAAAATTTAACAATTTGATTAGAACCATGTTGAAATATTTCTCGCATGGCATTAATACCATTTGTATTTCTAAATGGTATATCGTGATTTCCAATAATCACATGGAGATCAATACTTCTTTTTTCACATTCATTAATAAAATGATCTTTTAGAGCACGAAGTGTTACAAAATTAATATACTTACGACGATCAACAATATCACCCAAATGTATAATAGATGTGATTCCATGTTTGTCCAAATATGGAAAAAAGTATTCTGAATAGAATTTTTTATAATATTCAATAAAGACTGATGAATCATTTCTCACTCCCCAATGAGTATCGGTTATAAGGGCAACATTCATTCTGAAATTTCTCTATCAACTGCAGTCCGCTTTTTAACTTTTCGACGTTTATTCTCTTCAAAGTTTTGAACGAAGTCATTTACATAGTCCTGAGACCATTCATTGTATTTAACACCATCTCCATAAGATTGGCCAACATCATGATCTTGTCTATCAGATGTTAGTTCAAAAATATTAGCTCTTTCTGTAAGCTTATATTTGGTATACAATACTTTCTTTTCTTTTTGAATTCGACGTAAGAAAGCATAGTAAATGATTTGAGTAAAATATGAAAATGGATTCTTTGATTTTTCTGGATCAAAATTATCAATATATTGGAGACAGTTTTCAATACCATCGCCAATCATATCTTCTCTAAATGTGTAATTAATAAAGTTTGGTTTGTGACTTAGCCTAACAGCAATTTTCATAATACAATCGCCAATGTATGCTGTTACTGGAGGCCTTGGCTTATTAGCAGCTTTCGCTTCATTGACCATCTGCTTAAACTCTTTCATCTTTTCATAAAAGAGTTTATTATCTACATAATGCTGTGGTTGTTTTTTAGCCATAATAGTGTCCTAATGTATAGATGTGTTTGCGCTATATCTTAACACATTGAGTTGTAGTTCATCTTCTAAATCGTCGTCTTCATCATCATCTTCGGCTTCTTCAAGTAGATCTTGCCTATGTTCTTCTAGTGCTTCAATATAGTGAAGAATTAGATCGTCATCAGCTTCTTGAATATATAATACATGTTTTTTCTGAATAAAAAAAGGATCTGTTCGTTCTTTATTAAATGGCATCCATGTACCAAGTTGCATTACTTGATATGATTTTATTGTAGTGTACATTAATCGTAATGGAGAAACTATAGAATGCTCATCAGAATCAGATTCATAATTATCGATAAGTCCAACAATATCTTCACCATTAATGAGTTTAATAAAACAGACTTTTTCCATTGTTTTAAAGCTTTATATTATAGAGTTTATAATCGAAGGATTCCGAATTATATAGTTTAATTCTTTCTGAGAAATGCTTTAGTGCATAATTTATATGTTTATTATATCTTAAGTCGTCCGAAATGTCAATAAGAATTGCTTCAGTCTTAGTAGAAGAAGTACGCAAACCCCGACCAATGCTTTGAAGATTTCGTATACGAGACTTACTAGGGCTACTAAATATAATAGTGTGAAGATTCCTGATATTAATACCAGTGCTAAAGGTGCCAAGAGAAGCAACAATAATAGCATTAGATTCTCTTTCAGTAATCGACCGTATTGTTTCTCTTGATTCTGCCGAAGTTGCTCCTGAAACAAAGAATACCTTCCTTCCATTTTTTGCCGCCTTATATATTAGATCATATAGTACTTTACCATGTTTTTCTACAAATTGATATAGTAGTAAAGTGTTTCCGGTTTGAGATAGCGCTAAGTTAGTTATAAATTGATTTCTTTTATCGTTACGAACAATCCAATCAACTTCTTCTTGATATTTTAAACCTTTAACAATTTGGCAATCTTCTTTTGGATACTTTAGAATTAAACATTTAATTTTAAGTTTAGCCAAACTACCAGAATCAATAAGTTCTTTAGTAGTTACATATTGTTTTACTGGTCCAAATAATCCTTCTAGAACTAGTTTATGCATTTCTGTTTCATCTAATGATCCAGTAAATCCAAAACGATATGAACAATCTACTAAGTTTTCCATAATACCTGTAAGTGATTTTGCCTTAAATAAATGGCATTCATCTCCAATTACAAGTTTATATTGATCAAAATATGAACGTGGCATTTTAAACAATGATTGCCATGTAGATATTACTATTGGTCTATCTGTTTGTTTATTTTCTCCAGCTTTAATATTATGAATCCATTTAGGATTTGCACCATAACTTATAAAGTCATTAGTCATTTGTAAAACTAGAGATGTTGTTGGTACTACAATTAGTGTTTTTTCTTGATACCAACGAGTAATCAAATAGATGATATAAGATTTTCCACTTGCTGTGGGTGAAAGAATTACTGCCCTTTTACGTCTTACGCAATGGACAAATGAATCTAATTGATAATCTCTAGGTTCAAATGGTAATTTAAGTGTTTTAGCAAACTCTTTTCCTTCATCAAGGGAAAAGTTATCATCTAAGAAACACTCATCGGTAATTTCAAAAGAATAAGATCGTTCATTACAGAAATTTTGAAGGTATGGTACTAATCCGGAGTACAGTTTGCCTGCCCTCATATCAAACAATCGAACTTTACCGTCCCACCATTTGTTTTTGAACGCTGGCATGAATTGGTGACCGGGAACTACAAAAGTAAAAAAATCTGAAAGTTCTTTTTTTATAGCCGGTTGAGCATCCACTCTCACATGTACATCATTTATTTTAGAGATTATCAACGTGTTATCCGGTACCGAAGTTTGTGAGCCTTCTCCAATCAATAGCATTTTTAATTTGGAAATTCCTATTATTAATTGCTTTTAGGATCTCCTCTAAAACACTCACAGTCTCTTCATAATAATTAATACGTATGTTTAGATCGATCATTTCTTTATCACCATCAACATAGTTATCTAGTTCATTCTTAAGAATGACCTTACCAAAAGGTTCCCTGCCAAGTTCAGCAAGATCTTCTGGATTATTTAGGTCACCTCTAAAATATTCTCCAAGAGTACGTCTCAAAGCTTTCTGTTTCATTCTAAGTGAACGCAGTTTTACTCTCTCTTCAAATAAGATTTTTAAATATTTTGCATGTAAAGAAGGAATCTTGAGAGCTTCAGTATCTAACTCAACATCATCAAGTTTACTATCTTCGCGCCAGTTTTCAATAATTTGATCTATTTTCATAATACTTATAATATACTATTTTTAACCTATTGTAAACGGTTAATGTTATATCTTTTAAAAACAAAAGATACTTGAGCCTCCAAATAGGTGACATCACTTTCATTAGTCTTAAACTCTAAAGTTGATAGACTAACTGGTGCAATATTTTCAAATTTAACATCTATGTTTGTTTGTTGATTACTTGTTAGGATTATAAGAGATGCATCAGAAAAGAAATTAGTATCAATACCATGAATTTTACCACGATTAGAAGATGCGGCAAATCTATCTTGATTATCAACATGAGTAGTATCAAGTAACCAATTATGAATTTCTCTATAGTTCTCCATGTCTTCATCGACAATAAAGTTTAGAGATAGTTCTTCGTAAGTAAGTACTCCGCTTGGAACTACTATTCGATTACCTAATGGATTTGGCTGCTGAACAAATGTGGTGTTAACACCAGGTATTGAAACAGAATTCACAAAGTATTCTGTATTTGGTAATTTTTGAATTAAGAATCTAAATCCAAGTGGAGATAGAGGATTCTTATTTTGTACAGTATTTAGAGCCATATGCAATATCCCTTTTCCATATACTATTTATAATCTTTATACGCACAAAAAAGGGGAGCCCGAAGGCTCCCCAGTGTATTTTCTTTTTTTCTTATTATTACATAAGATTGGTAACTTGCACGAAGCGATAGTAAGAGTTCTTCTTACCAGCTGCGAAACCAACAGTACCATCTGCATCGCTAGTAGCGAATGGATTAGCAGCAATACCATATCTGGTCTTAAAGCCAATCTTAGGCTGGAATGTATTTTCACCAACTGCACGAACCATTTGTAGTGGAACGTATGGGCAATAGAAGAGACCAGCATCGAATGAGCTAGCACCTTTATAACCAATGGTGAAATACTGCTTGCCTGAAGCAGATGAGAAGTAAGGATCAACATAAACTTTGATGCGACCATTAAGTACACCAGCGAATGTGTTGCCAGTATCGTCAACCTGTAGGTTGTTAGCAAGTGCAGGAGTATAATCCAGAACACCGGCCATCTGAAGAGCAGAAGCTACATCAGAACCACAGATCATTACGTTACCTTTACCTCTACGAGTTGCTTTTGCAATAGCATTAGCTTCACGCTCGATTTGGAACATAAGGCCTTTAAAGCGCTCTGCCATCCAACGACCGTTTGAGTCAACATCGAGGTTGAAAGTACCAGCAGAAGCAACGTTATCAGTAGCACCAGCAGTAGCTGAGTAGTTGATTGTACGTACAACTTCACGGTTAATTTCAGCAAGAATCTCAGCAGACAAGATGTTGCTAAGTTCTGTTTCTGCGTCTAGACCATGAATTGCTTTAAGGTCTTGAGCAAGTTCCATTGTGTACTCAGCGCACGAGAAACTGCAGTAACAGCTACCTTCTCGATTGAGAAGCCCATTTCGTTGAAATGGTTTCCAGAACCGTCGCCAAGAGCTTCGGACTGAGCTGTGGTCATACCAGTTTCAACACTATAGCCAGAGCCAGAAGCACGAGCTGTAGGATCAGAACCAGCCTGGCCTGTGCCAGCTGACGCATCGATTGCTTGGATAGAAGCGGTGTTACCAGAAGCTGAAGCAGCGAATGAAGTATTAGCTTCATTGAATAGTGCTTCTGCGCCTGATTGGCTATCATAGCGTGGGCGCATTGCAAAGATAAGTCCAGTTGGACCTGTCATTGGCTGAACACCAGCGACATCATATGCAATTAGGTTTGGCATTGATCTACGAACCAAACTAATAAGTACTGGATCGAAGTTGTCAATTGAGGCACCAGTTGCGTTGGTTGGAGCAGCTTCACCAAGTAGTGAAGGTGACTTATAACCACCTGAGCCATAGTTGTCTTCTCTTGCAGCTTTTTCTTGGTTTTCAAGAAGAGTTGCTGTGACGGCACGACGATGAGTATCCGTGATCGATGCTAGATCTGGATGCTCAAGGACTGGCTGCCACTTTTTTTGGATATCTTCAGAGATATACATGTTTCTTTCTCCCTAGAGTATTAATCAGCCTGTTTTTCATTAATTATTTATAATTATATTAGTTTCTAACTGATCTAGAGATGGCTGACAAATAGTTAGCCATCGGGCCAGTCGTTTCCTCTTTGATCTCTTGTAGACCTGTTGGAACGTCGTCATCATCACTGATAACTTCACCCGCATTGTCTTTTGACTCTGCGAAATAATTGTCCTTGATAATACCAAGTTTTTCTTCAAAATCTTCAGAGGACTTGAACTCAACGCCATCGGCTAGAGCCTCAAATTCTTCTTTTTGAGCTTCTGTTAGATCTTTACCAACTTGCTCAAAAACTTTATTTCTTTCGAGTTGTTTGGCTGTTGATCTTAGGTCAATGTTCTCTTCGGTCAAGCCGTTAACCTTGTTTTCTAGGTCATCAACTTTAGCAATAAGTTCATCTACTACGTCAACCTTTTCTTCAGGAATATCGACATAGTGCTCTTCAAAGAGACCTTTTAGGCCAGTCATGAAGCTTTCTACCATCTGAACACGTACGCCATGTTCAACTGCTAGTTTATTCTCTTCCATGAAGTTATGTACAACATAGTCAAGATATTCATCCAACTTGTTGGTCATTTCTTCAATGGTGCTCTCTTTAATAGCAGCTTCGTCTGCAGTTGCCTGAGCTTCTAGCTTATCAAGAGTTTCGTTAATTTTTGATAGAACAGCGGCTTCAAAGATTGTAGTTGCCTTATTCTTAAAGTCTTCAGAAAGATCTTCAGAACCGAAAAGAGCTTCGATGTCTTTTTCAAGATCGACCTCTTCACGAGTTACTTTACGTGATTCTTTCTTGACTTTAGAAGGAGTAACTTCTTCTGCCTCATCTTCCATGTCGTCATTATTCATTGATGACATGATTTTATCATAAGATGCAGTAAGTTCATCTTTCTTTTTGCCGTTCATCGCGTCAACCATAGCCTGAATCATACCGGCTTTGGTCTTTGGCATTGCAGCGGTTTCAGTAATTTTAGGTTCTCCTTTAGAAGCGGTAGCTTCTTCAATCTCAGATGCATCAACATCTTCGTGTGGAGTGCCCTCAAGAACTTCTTCCTGTTCTACAATATCTAGTTCTTTATCAGACATATGGTGTCTCCTTGAATTGATACTTTGATATCGAGCTTTTCATATATTATTTATAAATCAAAGACTTTTAATAAAACGTTCAAATATTTGAAGCTTTTTCATTTTTAAGTCTTGTTTTGACGTTTCATTGATTTCTTTTTGCGCTGCTTCAAGCTGCTGAGCTTTCCACATGCCATTTTCAAAAATCCAATCAACGCCTTCCATAATTCCTTCAACAAAAGCTTCTGGAGCTGAAGGATCTGCTACAATGTCAGCAGCTGTAGCTAGTTGAAAGTCACTTTGTACTTCCTGGAATCCTTGTTTATCTTTAAGAGTACCCATACCTCTAGAAGAAACTCCTAGGGTTGCGCCTTCTCTCATAAGACTTTTAACAATAGTACCCATTGGTGTTTCCATAATCTTAGCTTTACCAATGATATTACCACCATCTTGTTTAAGAGAAGTAATCATGTGTGATACTCTCTCAAGATTAATAGTAGGACCAGATGGATGACCAAGTTCACCATAGGCTCTATTTTTTTCTACATATTCTTTTACATATCTATTGGTTTCTTTTGCAAGTGTTTCAACGGGATATACTCTACCGTTTCTGTTTTTAATTCCACCTTGCATGAAGATACCTTCAATATAATAGTCTTTAGAGCCATCTTCTTTGGCTTCAGTTACTATTTGAACGTCTTCATTAATTTCAGCAAAAAGTTTCATTAGTTTCCTGCCCTCGCAATTTTGGTAGCGTAAAGATCAGCGCCGCCTGCAACAGTATCAGTTGGCTTTTTAGTAATAGTAACAGAAGTGCCACTATTAATAAAGACTTGAGCCTGGCTTGCACCGGCATAATCACCACCACCATTTTGAATGGAAGCAGTATTTGCTACAGTTATTGTACGATCAGTTGAACCCGAATTGACAATATAAACAGAAGTAGCAAGATAAACGTTACTAGCTGAGCCAAGAGTTACTGTGTTTGACATTGGACGCATAATTATTTACCTTCCCAACCTAACACGAATTCAACAACTTTATTGAATTGATCTTTATTTTTTAGAGCAGTTGATACTAATCCTGCTTTATTTTCTAGATGCAAATGAGTATTAATTAGATTCCATTTATTTGCTAAATCTTCGGTGATTTCCATCTCTTCACCATTACGAAGAACAACAAATCCTTCAGTAACTTTTTCAGGAGTAAGATCACCTTGTTTTTTATCGCCCTTCCGTGCTTTAGGAGCAACTTGAGCAAAATCTTTATATGTCTTTAGTGGTGCCTTCTCGCCATCTTTAACTGCTTCTCCATCAGGTGTAGTTGACCCGGTATGAACTGTGTCATTGGCGGTTGGATGTGGCGTTGTTTCTACTTCATGTTGAGCAGCAAAGTCTTGTTCGCCTTTTGCTCTTGGAGCTTCAACGCCTTCTTTTAATTCTTTAAACTTCCGCATTTTCCGTCTCCGTATCAGGTTCATTATTTAACCAGCTAGACGCCATTGTTTTTTGCGCAATATCAATTTGATCACCAACCTTTTGCATTAGAATACTATTAATTGTATCCTTAAAATCTGCAGGTTTTCCATCAAAAAGACTTCTTAATGCTGTTTTTAGATCACTCATTAAATTTCTCCATCGAACTATTTATAATAAAAGTATATTAAGAGTAATTCCTTGTTGGTCTTCCAAGTAAAATCTCAGTTGTTGATTTTACATAATAAGGAATTATATCTTTGCGGTTGGCAACTGTCGATAGTGTAATTCCACCAGCGTCAGCTGTTTCCCAACTAGTACCAAGAGATAAAGTTCTGTTGCCAGATCCATCTTGAATTAGTACAAAAACTCCACTTTGGCCAACGTTTTCACTATTAATTGTTGGATTATTTAAAGTAAGAGCGCCATTTAAAGTAATTGTGAAATTTTGATAGGTGTTTAAGTTAAGAGTAACTCCACCCGAAGTCGTATTAGTATAAACTGATCCAGAAGATGAATTATAATTTAAATGGCCAGTTACACTAGCGCCTGTGGATGTGGTGGCTATCTTTGCGCTGTTGTCGTAGTAAAGAGTGGCTGCACCATTTGGCGCAAAGTTTGCCATAGTTTCTGTATTATATTTAATGGTAACACCACCACCGCCGCGATCATCTAAAATAAGATTACCAGCATCGTTCACGACATAGCCGTGGGTACCATCGTGATAAATCTGCATGTCATTGCCAGTACCAAACCTAGCGGGTACACTGTCACTAAAATTTAAAGCACCTGCTGTTTTCGTATCTTCTGCATCACTTCGTATAAATGAAGCACTTGATACACCATCTAATGTATCAGCATCTAGACCTGAACCGGCACCATCAACTGTTTTAATTAATGTTAGAATTTCTGATGCTGTTTGATCGGCAGTTGCGCCGGCTTCAATGCCATCTAACTTTGCGCCATCAACTGATAGATCACGACCATCGACTGTTTGAGCACCAGCCATTGTAATATTGCCAGTCATTTGACCACCAGCTTTTGGTAGCATAGTAGCAATATATGTATTAGTATTGGCTAATGCAGATCTTTCTGTTGCTGCAACAGTTGCAATATATGAGTTAGTATTGGCTAACTGAGCTGTATTGGCAAATCTATTATTTAAATTTGTACCATTTAAAACAATAGAAGCTGCAGTAATATCAGTAACACCTAAATTCCTAATATCCAAATCAGCAAGACCAAATGATCCATCAGTTGTATCAATTGTTAATGCGTCATTTGCTTCAATTGCATATGTTCTAAAGAGTTTAAATGTGCCAGCATCGCTAGCATCTCTAAATAAACCGGCGTGTTGATGGAGAGATCCATCATAATAATGTCCAAAGAAACCAATATCAACACTATCTGAAAATTCATTATTTGAAGCAAGTTTGATAAGTGGATCTACTAGAGTTAGATCACTCGCATTAATTGTTGTAGTATTACCGGCAACAATTAAATCGCCTTCAACAGTAAATGTTGTTGTAACAGTTTGATGTGTTGTATTTGCAGCACCCCATAAAAGAGTACCATTAGCGGCTGGAAGAGTTAGTGTACGATTAAATGCTCCAACTGCATTAGCATGTTGATGTGCTTGAAGCTTAATAGCATGTTGATTTGTATCATTACAATAAAGAGTAATAGAAGAAGGATCAGCAGTATCTGTATAAATTACAAGAGATCCAGCTTGTAATTGAACATTTTCAGTAAAGTTTGCATTTGAAGTAACTAATAGTGAACCACCTTGGATATTAGTATTTGATCCAGTTAAACTAGTGGTACCTATAACATTCAAGGCAACGTTTGCATTAATAGTATTTGCCGTCAAGGCCTGATCATCACTTGCAAAAGCATCAAGTCTTTGATATGCTCTATTTGCGTGAGACAGCCACTGAAGGAATGTATTAGATGCTTGTACAGTTCCTAATTGAGCCATAGTTTTCCCCAACCCTCTTTAGAGTAATTTATTATTCTTAGTCTTATTTATAATAATAAGATTAAGAGTAATATGGTAATTTGTAATTAGTTCCACCAATATTAATAGTAACAAAACCATCTGGATTTGCTAATATTTTATCATTCTGATCTAAACTTCCTTGATCAGAAGTTATAGTAATGGCACTAGTTGTTATTGAAAGATTTGCAGAACTAAACTTAGTATCGATATATAAATTAGTATTAGCTAATGCTGCTCTTTCATTAGATTCTACAGATGCAATCTACTGAAGCAATCCAAGAATTAGTATTAGCGAGTTCTGCTAAATTAGTTGCCACGGTTGCAGCAATATAAGAATTAGTATTAGCTAATGCTGCTCTTTCATTAGATTCTACAGATGCAAT